TGCGAACTTGGTGAACGTATCGTTCGACGTTGCCGCAGCGCACGCCGCGATCAGCTAAGAACTGCACTGTGCGATTCGTCGGCGTCATCAGTCTGAAGGCATGCTGAAGCAAAGACTGCACCCGTCGCACACTTTCGCACGCGGCGACGACGGTGAACTGCACTGCGAAATGCGCGGCGGCAATTCATCACCGCGCGCAAGTTCGACATCGTCTTTCGTCGCACTGACGATCAGCGGACGCGCAGTCGTCACGCGTTCGCTTGCGAATGATTTGTAGATCGACCCGACGACGTAGTCTTTCGCGACGACGATGACTTCAGCACGATTCACTTTGAAGCCGTTCTGATGATACAGCCAGCGATAGTATTCAGCTTGATTCATGTGATCTGCTTTGCACTTCGTCAGCGCTTCGAAGTCACGTTTGTTCATCGATTTGATTTCGACGATGTTGAAGAAGCCGCGATGAATCCAGACGAAGTCGACACTGCCTGTCACGCCTGCTTCTTCGTCGACGATCTGTGCTTCGACGTAGCGATCGAACTTGCCGCCGCATTCGCACTGCTTGAAAAAATACTGACGCGCTTCTTCTTCGACTGCGTCGCATCGATCGCATGCCCATCTGCCGAATGCGTTGCCGCGCATCGTCGTCAGTAGCTGATCGCGCACATGTTCTTCAGCACTTCTGCCAAGCTTCCAGACGACGCGCAGTGCGCCGTTCACGAAGCGCGGCACGCTGTAGCCGATTTCACGCTTCAGCCATTCACGACGCGGACAGAAGTCGTTGATGATCGAAGACACGTGAATCAGATCGCCGCCTGCACGTGCTTCGTCAGGCGCAGCGTCTGCGCTTTTGATGATGTCGACAAGATTGATCGCGCTGTGATCTTGATGATCGTCGATCTGCGCGAAGTCGATCTTGATGCTGCGTCTGCTTTTGAAGTTCTTCATTCGATCATTCCCATCATTTCGAGAACATAAGTCGGGACGACGCACACTGACATCACTTTCTTGCCGTCGTCGTTGAATTCGATTTCGATCACGGGCATTTCGTCACCTGACAGTGCAGCAGCTTCAATCTTTCGAATCATCTTTCGCGTCACACTGAACGACTGCTTGTCAGTCGTCTTGTGTTCAAGTCGAAGCACGCCGCGCTTGCGCACGTCGCCTTTCTCCCACTTGCCGCTGCCGCTGCCGCGCACGACTTCACCGCCGATCAGCTTCGCGCGTTCGCGTTCTGCTTTCGGCGATCGCACGTGCGACGTGCTGCACTTTCGATCTTTCTTTCGTCTCGCGATTCCCATGTGTTCACAGCAATGAATTCGAATGTGTTCACAGCAATGAATCAGAACGGCAGATCATCGTCGTCTGATTCGACATATTCGACAGAATCAGGATCGATCCAGTCATCTTCATCTGACGGCACGATTTCGTTGATCTGTTCTTCTGTCAGCCCTTTGCGTCGAAGCAGCGCGCGCTGATATTCGCGCTGTGTTCGTTCGCGATTGCCCTTCGCTGTGTTCTCGCTGCATGTGATGACTTCGACGTTGTCGATGCTGTAGCCTTTCGCTGCGTTGATTCGATCGACTTGAAGACAGTGCGCTTCGCAGCCTGCTTGTTCGTGATAGTTCGTCGCTTCGCACAGCGACTTGAACTGTTCGAACGTCAGACTGAATTCGATGCGTCGTTTTCGTGCGCTGTCGCGCAGCGTGTTGAACTGTGACTTGATCGGGTTTTCTGCGCGCCACTTCGCCATGCGATGCCCGTTGCACAGACGATGTCTGCCTGCGCGTCTTGATCGACAGAACCTGACGCAGCACAGCGACGAATTCTTCGTGCCTTTCTTCACTGTGTCGAAGAATTCGTCGACGCTTGCCATCATTCATCATCTTTGACTGATACTGCTTCAAGCGCTTCGTCGACTGTCGACTGATCGCAATCGCCAAGAAGATAGCCGTCAGGCGGCAACGCTGGCATGTTCAGTTCGACGCGCTTTCTGATCAGTATCTTCTGCTTCAGTCTGATGAACTGTTCATCTTCTTCGACAAGCATCGCGATGATGTCGTCACGCTTTCTGAACTTCGTGTCGATGCCGTTGACATACCATGACGCGCCGCCACCAGTGATCAAGCCTTCGCGCTTCGCGTATGTCGCGACTGTCAGATAGTCGTCGACTGCGCCGATCGGCAAACCGAATTCATGATCTTCATTCAAGTTGATCATGAATTCACCTGACTGAAGCGTGCCGCCTTTTTCTTTCGCGATTCGAAACGTGCAAAGATTGTGAATCGGGATGCCTTTGTTCGGGCCACGATCAGGCGCGATCTTGCGCTGCTTCATCTGAATCTTGATCTTCGGGAAGTAGTTCGCTTGCCAGCCGCCGGGAGGTTTCTTCGGGTCTTCGAACTTCGCCGCGTTCTTCTTGTCCCGAAACTGATTCACATTCAGCACTGTGACATCGTGATCACGACGACGTTCGCGCGACCACGTGTTCAGCGCTTTCGCACAGAAGTCACCGATGATCTTCGCACGTTCGCCGACGCCGTAGTCTTCGACTGATCGTTCATCGATCTGCATCGGCACAAGCGAAGCAAGCGTGTCGATGCCGACAAGCCCGACTTCGATCGCTGACATGTATGCGATGACCATGTCAGCAGCTTCTTGCCCGTGATCAGGCTGAAGCAGACGCAGACGTTCAAGATCGACGCCGACGATTTCAGCCCAGTTGCGATCGAACATGTGTTCGACGTCTGCAAGAATCGCGTGCTTGTCGGAATACTTCTTGTGAAACTGCGCGCACGTCAGAAGCCACAGCGTTGACTTGCTGCTGCCTTCGACGCCGTAAATCAGTCCAGCGCGACCGTCAGCGAAGCCGCCAAGCAGTGCGAAGTCGATCAAGAAGACGCCTGTCGGAATGTATTTCGTGTGCGGCAGCGTGTTCGCCAAGTGAAAGCGACCTTCGCCGCGTTCTTTCACGATCGACATGTCGATCGCTTCGATTTCTGATTTCGGTTCGACTTCTTCTTTCTTCTTCGTTCTGCGTGCTGCTGTCTTCTTCTTTGCTGCTTTCTTCTTCGGTGCAGCGCCTTCTTCAAGCTTCAGTGATCGTGACATGGTTTATTGAATATATGGTTCAGTGTTCAGACTGACACGATGAATGACGAAGTCTTCGCACCACTGCGCACGCTTCTTGATCGCATCGGGTTTGTTCTTGCAGCAGACGCGAACGTAGCTGCTGATTCTGACAGACGTGAAGTCGCCAGTGTTGATCGTTTGACTGAATTCAGCGCCGACTTCAGCGAACTGATCGTCGTCGCCGACTTCGATCGCTTCATCAGTTTCGATTCGTTCAGACGATTCTGCTGTCTGTGTCTTTTCGCCGCTGACGCGTTCTTCGACTGTGTCGTGAACGTCGCCTTCAAGCTTCACAAGACGACGTCGTGTGTTCTTCTTCATGTGTTCCTGTTGTTGTAGTTTGAAACTTTTTTCAAAGATGCATTGCGCGATGCAGAAGCGCGATCGTTTCAGTGTGATCGTCACGCAAATATTGATTCACTTCTTGATGACGTGCCATCGTCGCGACGATCATGCGTGCTTGCTTCAGCGTGTAGACGCACAGCTTCGACCCTTCGACTTGCAGCGCTGGCTTCGGAAACTTCCCTGCGCCTTGCCACTGACGCACGCGCGTCGGATGATATTCGATCGCTTCAGCGACTTCTTCTGTGCTGAAAGTCAGGATCGTCTTTCGCTTGCCGTCGTCGATGACTGTTCGTTTTTCTCCGAAGTCATTCAGTTTGCCAAGCTTCGACGAACAGTCACGCACATGCACTGCTTTCTGTTTTCGATAGCGTGTGCGTTCGTAGTCTTTCAGATGTTCTCGGAATTCTGTGTCGTTCGCGTAGCGTTCGCGTTTCTTCTGTTTGTCAGCCATAGTTCTTCAGTGTTGCGCCTGCCCGTTCGTATTCTCGCATTCGTGCGTGAAAGTATTTCGAAAAGATGTTGATGTTCGTGTCGTGGATCGTGAACCACACAGGGCGCTTCTTACCTTCACAGGCACGACGTATTCGCCCGATCGCTTGTGTTCCGTCTGCGCGCGGCGTTGCATCAAGCCCTGTATCAAGACGCGGAATGTCCAGACCTTCTTTCGCCATGCCATACGTTGCAAGAATGATGCGCGCGTGATTCTTCGCGAAATCGATTTCATCATCTGACAGCTTGCGTCGCGTGCCGCTTTGCACGTCGTAGATGTCGCCTGCAATAGTGCCGATGATTTCTTCTTCGATGTCATGTTCGTTGATCAGTAAATGTTTCAGCACGCCAAGCTGTTCGATTCTGTCTGACAGTATCAAGATCGTGCGGCCCTTATTATACACCTTTTTTGTGTGTGCTGCGATCATTTCATTCCGTCGATCACATTTCGACACTTGTGTCAGAAGCTGTGCTGTGTTGCCGTTCGATGCACGATGAAGGCGCGCAGTTGAAGGCGGCACTTGAAAGGGAAGAATCCACACATCGCAAGGCATCGTCTGCTGCTTTGCGACGACGAACGGATTGCCGAAGTAGTTCAAGAAGACGCGTTCGCAGTTGTCTTTTCTGTCGGGCGTTGCTGACAGTCCAAGTCGTGTGCGTGCTTTGAACTTCGTCAGCGATTCGCTGAATTCACGCGCGCCCATTCGATGCACTTCATCCCATACGACGACGCCGAATCGATCGTAGAACGCAGCGCTGTGTTCGCGCTTCATGCATAGCTGATGCACGATGATGATCACGACAGACGCGTTCATCTTGTCGCCGACGTGCTTGCCGCCGACGATCGCTGCGTTGATGCCAAGATGCTTCTTCACTTCGTCGCGCCACTGCTTCGCAAGTGTCTTCGTCGTGACGACGATCGCAGTCGCACGCTTCTTTTCTGCGATCAGTCTGCATGCAGTGACTGTCTTGCCGAACCCTGTCGGCGCTTCGATGATGCCTGCGATGTTGTCGTTGCTGCGCTTGAAGTAGATGCGCATCGACAACCAGACGCGACACTGTTCTTCGTTTCGTGCGACAGGCGTCTTCGTGATTGTGATCGCATCGCCTGCTGTCGTGCCGTCGATGTGTTCGCGCACAGACGACTTGCGATGTTCGCGCAGACCGTATGCGATCGGGAAGCCGACGTGCGTGTCTGTCGTTGCGTAGCACTTGATCGGCGCAGGTGTGTCGTCACCGTAGCCGCGCGGCTGCACGATCAGTTTCTTGCGATGCTGGGCAGCTTCCCCGCGATCGAAATGATCGCGAGAAAACCACACAAGCGAATCGATGATGACATCACCATTCATCGCCGCTGTCGTCAGCTTCGCTGTCGTCGTCTTCGACTTCGACTTTGCGACTGCGCGTCTTCTTCGCAGTTGCTTTCGACTTGCGCTTCGGTGGCGACATGTCGATGTCGTCACCGTCTTCTTCGACGTCAGCGACTTTGCGACGCTTCTTGCGCGACGACGCACGTGCTGGCTTCGCATCAGCGTCATCGTCATCGTGATCGTCAGTGTCATCGTCGCTGTCCCATTCTTTCGCGACTTCGTCAGCAGACTGATGACCTTTGCCGCCGAATTCTTTCGTCAGCGACTCGATCGCTTTGTCGACATCAAACGTCAACGGAAACAGCGCTTCGTAGTCATACGGCGTGATGTCGACGTTCGCTTCTTTAAAGACAGTGCCGTCTTTCGCTTTGATCGCGTCGTGTCCAAATTCTTTTTCAAGATCGTCGACGAAGTCGAAGCGTGTGCCAGTGTCTTCGTATTCGACGGGTTCGCCGATACGCGTTGACGAAGTCGTCGCGCCTTTCGGACGTTCAAGATTCAAACAGACGCCGCGAAGCGTGCCGTGCTTCTTCATCGCAGCAGACATCACCTTCTTGAATGTCGGGATGCTGATCGACTTGATGCCAAGAAGCACGCGACTGTGACGCCATTCTTTCGTCTTCTTGTCTTGATACGCGTTCAGATGAAGCGCTGACAGATACATCACGAAATAGGGCTTCGATTCAGTTCCTTCGCACACGGGACAAGAAGCGACTTCACTGACACACGGACGAAAGACCGTCCAGCGTCCCTGACTGTCGCGCATGTGATGTTCATAGAACGCGACGCCGTCGTGATAGTCGTCATCAAGCAGAATGATTTCTGCTTCTTCTCCCGGCTTGATGCCGAATCTGAAGATGCGATCAAGTCCCTGCGCGCGTTCGCTTGCACGCTGTTCTTGACGTTCTTCTTCGTGCTGAAAGGCGTCGTCCATTGCGTCGCCTGTTGCTGCTAGTGATCTACGTTTTTTTGCCATGTCTTTGGTTTGTTTTTTTGTTGTGTCGCTTGTCAGCGACGTGAATCAGAATGTCGTCAAACATCGATCGAAACGCAATCAGCTTCTTCGATTGCGAAGCGATAGTCATCAAGATCGAAGTCATCTACATCGTCGCGATCTTCAGGGAACGCAGCGACGAATGTGCGCACGTCAGTCTTCAGCTTGTCGATCGCGCCGTCACCTTCGTGCTTGCCTTCATGATCGCGCTTGCCGTATAGCCCGACGTCGCCTGCTTCGTCGTCGTCATACAGCAGATAAACTGGCTTGCCGTGATCGATCAGACGTTCAGCTTGAAAGTCAGACATGTGCGCGCCCATCGTCGCCATGATGTTCGCGATCTTGTCAGCACGTTCACTGACTGCACGCGCTGTCGCGAACAGACCTTCGACGATGATCGTCGGCTTGTTCGAACTGAAGTTCTGTTCGTTCAGCAGAAGCTGTTCTTTCTTCAGCCCTGCGTAGTCGCGCACTTTCGGGAAGTCGGGATACGGGTAGTCGTGCGCTTCAAGAATCGTTCTGCCTGTGAAGCCGAACAGATCAAAGTCGATGTCACGCACAGGGAACAAGATTCGTTTTTCGTCAGGGTCGAACAGCAAATCAAGCTGCTGCGCTGCGCGTTCGTTGATCTTGCGCTTGATCAGATAGTCGCGCGCATCTGCGACGTCCCATGCTGACGGATACATGCCGACGAAGATCGCTTCGTCGACTGCTTTCGCTTCTTCGATCTGCAAGCGTCGCTGACCGAACGTGCCGAAGTCTTCAGGCACTTCATCGAATTCAGCTTCGATGATGTCGCGCATGTAGTTTTCTTCACGCAGTTCGCCAAGCTTCTTGTATAGCGTGACGATCGCGCCTTTCTGACCGCATGTGAAGCAGTTGAAGCCGCTGATGCCTGTGTCGTTGATGTGCGCGAAGAACGACGGTCGCTTGTCGTAGCCGCGCGTGTGATAGAATTCGGCGAACGGGCATCGTGCGCTGATCCAGCCGCGCGATTCACCGATGACTTCGACTTCAAGTCGTTCAAGATGCTTGATCAGATTCGGTGCGTTCATGCTTCAGATGCGTTCCAGTGTTCGCCGTTCACGACAAGTTCAGCAGCAGATTCAGTGAACAGATACTTCGTCTTCACGTCTTCGCCTTCGAAGCGCGTGCGATCAAGTCGATCAGCATCAAGACAGATCATCATGATGTGATCGTCGATGTTTTCTTTGTGCAGCGGGAAGTGATTCGGCACGTCATGTCGACCATGAACTACGCGCGGGTTGATTTCAGTGTGAAGTGCGCACGCGCGCATCGCTGCGAAGATCGCGTTCATGCTGTAGTAGTGCAGCAGGTCATTCTTCAGAAAGCGCATCATCACTTCTGCTGCGCGCAGACCGTGCTTGTCATCTGTGTCTTCGTTGATTCGCTGACTGTCGTGAAACAGCGCGAACAGTTCGACTGCTTCGAACACATACTTGTCGCCTTCGTAGCCTTCAAGTTCTGCAAGATGTCGCGCGTTCGTGTGAACGCGTTCCCAGTGATCGAAGCCGTGATCTGTTTCGTGCTGCATCGGAAGAAGCGGCCACGTCGACGCGACACGCTGCATCAGATAGATGCTGCTGAACGAAGTCTGATTCGTTGATTCATCGAACTTCTGAAACGGTGAAAGTGTCATGATCAGAAAAGAAAGCGCCGCCGCCTGTGAAGACGACGGCGCATTCGATGTGTCGTTTGTGCGAAAGTTACTTCGCTGCCTTCACGTTGACGGCGCGCGTTCCGTCAACAGTCTTCGCGCAGCGATCGAAGATCGCTTTGCCTGCGTTGTCGACGACAGACTTCTGCGTCGCGCTGACGATCTTCAAGAACGTGTCTTCGTCGACAAGTCCGCGAAGCAGTTCGATGTCGACGACTTGTCGCTGCGGCGTTTCGATCTTCGATTCGATCGTCACCTTCTTGCCGTCGATGATCGCGTCGCAAGTGAACGACGTGACGCCTGCTTCTTCTTGCGCTGCGAACAGTTCGCGTCGCGCTTTGCTGAACTGACGATCGAACTTGTTCTTCTCGTTGTTCAGCTTGAAGACTTCTTTCGCCTTCGACTTCAGTTCTTCGGACGCTTGTCGAAGTGTGTTGCGACCGATCTTGCGTGTGTGCTGTGCTGTTGCCATGATGTTGTTTGTTCTGCTGTTGATGCGCTTCTTGCGCTGTGAATGAAAAGATCGTGCTTCTTTGTCACGCGCGCAAGTCGATTCTTTTCGCTTTCTTGTTTGAAAAAATTTTCAAATCACGCTGCATCAAGATCAGCGCGATACCAGTCAGGCTGAAACGCTTCAAGCCCTTTCATTTCTTTCATGTCTGCCATGTTGTCAGCAGGGCCAGACACGTCAGCAGTCAGCGGGATCGGCGGGTTCAGATTGAACCACGCTTGAAGCGGGTTCGTCTGCATGTAGAACTTGATCGCGCCTGCTGCTTCAAGTGCATAGTCTTCGCGCGCTTGAATGTAGCCTGCATCGTGAACGAAGCCGATCGGCTGAATCACTTCTTTCGGGCAGTCGCGCGTGAATCGATTCAAGCCCATGACGCCAAGATCAGAAGCGAAGTGCTGCACTGGCGCGTTGATCGCCTGACGCTTCGCTTCGCCTTGCACAGCTTCGTCGTTGCTGTAGATGTCGGGCAGTCTGCGAAGACCGCCATGCAAGCTGCGCACGTAGCCGTTCGCTTCAGCGAAGTTCTTCATGTTCCAGTGCCAGTCGTTCAAGCCGGGATACGTTTCGAAAAACGATTCACGCATGCGTTCAGCTTCGCGATCTGTCAGTTCGATGCCGTAGTCAGTCTTCGCGTAGTCTTTGAACTTCACCCACCACATGCCGTAAATGAACCCGAAGTTCACAGCTTTCGCGTAGTATCTGAAGCGATCGAAGAAGTCGCCCATCGTCTTGACGCCATCAAGCTTTCTGCCTTCGTAGCCGACAGCGTGTGCGTCGAATTCATCTTCGCTGCCTGCTAGTGACAAGAAGAAGTCGCGATCGATGCCTGCGACGTTCGCGCCTGTATATGCGTGAATGTCGCCGCCGTCTTGATAGATTTGCAGCATCGTCGTTTCATGCGCCATCCACGCAGCGATGCGCAGTTCGATCTGCGACAAGTCACATTCAAGCATCACCCATCCCGGCTTCGGCTTGAAGACAGATCGAAACAGCTTCGCCATTTCGCCACGCTTCGGGAAGTTCTGCGCGTTCGGATCAGACGACGATGTTCTGCCTGTCACTGTGCGATGAAGATGAAGCGACGGGTGAATCATGTCACCGTCAGGCGTCAGATGTTTGAAGAATCCGCTGTCGGGCGTGACGATTCTGCGCATGATAGTGTCGTTCGACATGCGCGCGTAGTCGATGCGACTGCCGTCTTCATCTTTCGGGATTCCGATGATGATGTTGACTGGCTTCGGCACGACGTCTTTCGGCAATCTGATGAAGCGCGTCACTTCGTTCTTCTTCGGGATCACGGGCAGTTCGACGTCTGCGTTCGCGAAGATGTCTTGAATCGCTTTCGGATACTTTCGCGACTTCAGCAGCTTCACAGTTTCTTTCTCTGCTGTCTGCGGACTACCGACATACGTGCTGATGTATTTCAGAATCTTCTTGTAGTCGATCAGCGTCGTCACGAAGTCGTGATCGAACAGCGGCAAGTGTGTCTTGATCGAAGCAGAAGGCACGCGCGGGTCGACCCAGTTGCCTGCTTCGTCTTCGTATGGTTCAAGATTCTTCGTGCTGTCAGTGAACACGACAGGCGTCAGACCGAATCCGTCTTCGCTGAATAGCACGTCGACAGTGAATGCATCGCGTGTGAACGACAGCACTTCGCGCGGCGACTTCTTCTGTTCTTTCGGCTTGTTCAGCCATCGACGCTTCACTGCTGCTGGCACGTCTTGAATCAGTTCGTGATACAGTCGTTCTTCTTCTTCGAACACGAAGTCACGCATCTTCATCAGCGCATCACGATCGACGTGATAGCCGTTGCGTTCGCATTCGAAGAACGTCTTGCGGATCGCTGGCATCTTGACGCGCTGATACACGTTGAAGTTCTTCGTATCTTCGCGACAGACACGCAGAAGATTCGTGCAAAGTCTGAACGTGGCGTCGACGTCGCCGCAGCCGTAGAACAGCATGTCGTCGGGCGCGACAAGATCCATGCGCGACTTCTTCTTGTGAACGGGCGACTTGTTGAATTCGTCAGCATAGCCAGCCATTTCGGGAACCCATCGACGAACGCAGTGATCAAGCGACTTCGATTCCATGTTGTCGTCAGCAGTGTATGCAAGCTGAATCGTTTCATGCGCGAAGTTCGCGACATCGATGTCGAAGTTCTTCAGTGCATGAAGATCGAACTTGAAATTGTGACCGACGACGCCCGTCGACTTGCGAGACAGAATCTTCTTCGTCTGCTTCACAAGTCTGTCGACATCGTCTTGATTGAAGTCGTCGCCAAAGACTTTCTTGCCGTAGTCGACATCGAATGGCACAGCGCACGCTTTGCCTTTCGCCCAGCAGAATTGAACGCACAGCACGCGCTGATCTGCGAACCACTTCAAGCCGACAGTTTCTGTGTCGACGACAAGCTTCTTCGGTTTCATGTCGATCAAGAACTGAAGATCGTCGCGCCATTCGTAGTTCGCTTCACGCGACGCGCCTTCGAACACGTCATCTTCCCAGTCGCTTTCGCGATACGTGCCAGCAATCAAGAAGTCAGTTTCGAACTGCTGCTTCAGATGCGGACGTCGCAGCACGTTTCGCGGCGACAGCATAGGCAGCACAGCGAAGTCGTAGTTCTTCGGATGATCAAGACTGCCGCACGCTTGCGTGATCCTGACGGGTCTGCCTGTGAACTGTCTGCCTGCGTCTTTGCCGAAGTAGATCATCAGCTTCGCTTCAGTGAAGCGTGCGATCGCTTCATGCACTGCGTCGTGATACTTCGCCAAGAAGTCGCCGACTTTCTTTTCAGTCGACTGCGCTGCTTTCGGGATCGGCGCACAAGGCGTGATGAACGCTGTCTTCTTCGGATTAAAGCCGTTTCGTTTCGCGTGTTCACCGAACAGCGCAAGTTCGTGCTTCGTCATCACTTTGCCTTGATCGAAGCTTGTGCGCAGTGGCGCATCTGTCAGCACGATCAGTTCTGCATCGTCACTTCCCTTGACGATGATGTCTTCGATTTCTTCTTCTTCTTCGTTCATGTTGTTGAAAATTGTTTCAAAGATAGTCGATCAAAGCATGTAGTTCACATCGTTCATTTCTTTTTCTTCGACGATCGGCGCTTCTGACATGTCGACTGGCGCGAACTTGAAGTTGAAGTCGATGCGCGCTTCTTCGCCTTCGCGATTCTTCATCAGTTCGCCGATGCGTCGCGTCTTCTCAAAAGGCGACGGTCCTTGTCGCAGACCGAAGACGATCGACGCGTCTTGCGGGATGCTGTCACTGCCTGCGATGTCGCCCGTGTCCAGTGACTTCGTCGAACGCTTCTTCACGTTGCGATTCATCTGCACGCTGATGACGATCGGCTTGTTCGTTTTCAGCGCAAGCTGCTTCAGTTCTTGAACGACTGTCGCAATCTGTTCCCATCGTGTGATGCTGCCGCCGCGCTTCGCTGTCGGACTCAACAGATACGCTGCGTCGATGTAGATGATTTCACAGTCGAATTCGCTGACCATTTCTTCGATCGCGCTGACTTCTTTTTTGAAGTCGCCCGACAAGAAGAATGCGTTCGCGCCTGTCGCTGTGATGTCTTCGAGTTCTTGAAGCAGCTTCTGTTCACCCTGCGACGACAGATGCCCTGCGCGAATATAGTTCGGATTGATGCCGCTGTGCAGACCGACGAAGCGACGCGCGATCGGCACAAGCGACATTTCCATCGACACGAACAGAATGCTGTGACCTGACAGCCATGATTCGTGCGCCATCTTCGACAGCACCCATGACTTGCCCATGCCCGTCCTTCCAGCGACGACGATCAAGTCGCCGCCTTGCGCGCCAAGTGTCAGCGCATCAAGTGTCGGCCAGCCTAGCGTGATGCCGCGCAGACCCGGATGAAGCTTCGCGTGTTCGTAGTCTGCACGCACTTCTTCAGCAAGCGTGTCAAGCGTAGCGAATGAATTCGGCTGAAGCTGTTCTGTCGCGCCTGCGATCATCGTGCGCATGTGCTGCACTGCTGATTCGACGTCTTCACTTTCCATCGCTGCGCGGAAGTCGGGCATTTCAGAATTGATCTGTGCGAAGACGAATCGCTTGCGCAGTCGATCAAGATAGAACTGCGCGGGTTGTTTCGCGCGACGTGCGATCGGCACGCCTGCTTCTTCGATCACTTGCTTGTCAGGCAGTGTGCCGTAGTCAGACAGATGCGACGTGACGAAGTCGAAGCAGTGTTCTTCGTCGTCGCCGATGAAAAGCTTCTTCTTCGCTTCACGAAGAAGACCTGTGTTGTTGTCACGAAGACATGCGCGAATGAATTGTGTGCCTAGTGACATGATTTTTCCAGAAAGAATTGATGACAGTTCGAAGCGATCATCTGTCTGAACGACTGACTGAATGTGTCGCAAGATTCGATCGGCAGTTCGACGTGAAGCAGCAGCACAGCGCCGTCAGCGATTGCTTCACGCAGTAGTGATTCGACGCGCGATGCATCGACGACGTGCTTCGTGTGTGCCATCAGCACAGCGAAGACTTCAGTGTCTTCGATTTCTTCCATCACGTGCGCGCGTCGTTCGTAGTCGCTGACGATGTCGATCAACTTCGGCAGTGAAGTCAGCGAAGTCGAAATCGAATACAGCAGCAAGCCGCGCACTAGCATGTTCGTCACGTGCTGACCGTTGCCATCATGATCGACGATGACGATGTGCTGATTGTGTTCGCGAATCGCGTCGATCACGTTCGCTTTCTTCTTCATGAACTTCATCAATTCATGATCTTCGCTGTCAAGATAGTGCGACAGTCGCTTGTCGCGATCGCGATAGAAGTGCCGCACGCCTGCGCGCTTCATCGCTTCTTCGAATTCTGTGTCGTTCATTCGTCGTCGTCTTCGTTGAATTTGAATTCACCGTCGTTCAGTGATTTCGAAAGATCGCGCTTCTTTGCTACACTAGCAACACGTCTTCCTTTCTGTCGTTCGATTTCAAGCTTCTGACGTTCGCGTTCAAGCTTCTGACGTTCGCGACGCACAGCTTCTGATTCGACTTCGTCTTTCGTCGGCGCGTCGACAGCATTCTGCCATTCGTTCAGAAGACGATCGCGCTTTTCGTAGACTGCGAAGAACTTGTCGAAATGCTTCAAGAAGAACCACGCGTCGACAAGCTGCGGTGCGTCAGTCATCCAGTGAAACGTGCTTGCGACGATGTTGTGCCAGTGCGCGATGCTGAAGTCGATGAACGCAGTGAATGATTCTTCATGCATCGCGACGACGAACTTCTTCTGCTTGCCGTAAAGCGCAGACGTCTGTGCGATGTTCAGTCGAAGCGAACGCATGTCTGCATGATAGTTCGCGATCGTGTCTGACCAGAAGCGCGACAGTTCTTTCTTCAGCAGTGTTCTGTTCTGCTTCAGATACTGCTGACGCTTTGCTTCACGTTCTGACTGTCGTGCTGCGATTCGTTCTTCGACAGAAGACAGCGTCTGTTCGCCGTCAGGCGAACCCAGTTTCTTTTCTTTTGAAGTTTTCGTCTTCTTTTCTTTTCTTCTCTTATGTGGTGCAGTTTCTGCACCAGTTGGTGCAGTTTCTGCACCAGTTTCGTGCTTCACTTGTGCAGTTTCTGCACCAGTTGGTGCAGCGTTCTTCAGTCGCTTCGGTGTGATGATCTTCTTCATGTTTGAAAAATTTTTCAATTCGTCTTCGTTCGCTTCGACGCGAAGACCGAACAGCTTCGGTGCAGTCGCTGATGTCGAAGACACTTCGATCAAGCCGCCTGCTTCAAGTGCAGCAAGCGCGTTCATGACTTGTCGTCTGCTGTAGTTGACGCCTTCGCTGTGAACTTTCAGATCACGACTGACGATGCCGTCAGTGAAGTGTCTGATCGGGATTCGTTCGTGCATCTTGCCCCACTGAATCGTGCGATCAAAGATGAACAAGACGCACGCAGCTTCGCAGCCTGTCAGATGCTTCAGCCAGTGTCGAAGCAAGTGTCGTGTGAAGTCGCGTTGAAAAACTATGTCAGCGGGGTTGACGTCATTCCTGTCGGATGGCATGTTGTTGTTGTTCCTGTTGTTGAATTCAGCCGCACTGTCGATCGTTCGCTACGAAAGACAGTGCGGCTTTTTTCTGCGCCATCGCGAACGGGGCGGCAGTTGTTGTTGTTTGGCGCAGATAAGGTTCACGCAGCAAGCTTGCCGTGCAAGCGCAGCGACTGAATGACAGCGACTTCAGCAGCGTTCGCGTCTTCGTAGTGTTCGAAGAAGATGACGTCGTGTTCTGCCATACGTTCGCAGCTTTCATCGTGATCGATGTTGCCGTCGAATTCAGTGACGTCGATGAAGCCAGCGTCGCTGAACGTCTTGTCAGTCCAGATGACTTCTTCGTCGCGATCGACGATGTGTCGCGCACACGTCCACTTGATGAACCACTTCTGTCGTTCAGCGTTCCATTCGATCGACGTCACGCGTTCGATTTCACATTCGCCGAAGTCGCGCAGTGACACGCCCTTCGACTTGAAGTCTAGTCCGTAGATCGTGCCGTCTGGCGCGATGCTGATGATCTGTTCTTTCATGATGTGATGTCTTGCTTCTGGTTTGCGTTCTGACGCGTCGTCTGCGTCGCTGCTGTCGTCACGCGTTTGAAGCGTAGATCGCGCAGCAGCGCGCAGCACGTGCGTCGATTCAGTCGATTGAAGTGATGCCGCCGCCTGCGTTCAGGTGACGTTCGTTTTCAGTGTCGATCGTGTTGTGCAATTCAGGCTTCGCTTTCGAAACAGTGTCGCCGCCGAATTCTTCTTCGTAGCCTTTCGTCGCGTCTTTGCAGCCGACACCGTTGAAGCCGTCAGCTTCGATGTCGACGTCGCCGATCGGGGAAATGTGAATTGTGATTGTCTTCATGATAGTGTTGTTCGCAGTTGTCGTTCAGTTCGATCAGTCAGGGATGCCGACCTTGACATGCACGTGACCGTTTTCGTCAGTCGTGCTTCCCATGACGTAGTGTCCCATCGCTTGCGCACGACGAATCGCTTGCGACTTGTGAATGCCCTGCATCAGACGACCGATGCTGTGACGAAGCTGCTGACTGCCTTCGTTGTCTTCGCTTTCTTCGCGAAGTCCGTTCCAGTGTTCGATGCGACCTTCGAACTTCGCACCAAGAACATCACGCACAGGCTTGCTGCCCATGTTGTCGTGACGCATCATCGCTTGTCCGTTGTAGTCGTCGAACACGGGCATCAGATTGCCTTCTTCAGTTCGAATGAAGCCGACGTCATAGAACGCATCAGGGATTCGCACGACGACTTCACATTCGTCAGTCGGATGCTTGTCGTAGCCAAGATCACGACCGATCTGATTTTCAGTCCACATTCGCGGGACTGCGTTGAATTCGACGTAGCAGTTGACGCCGTCTTTCTGTAGTTCTTTGCACGCGTTCACGATGTCTTGCGCATCTTTGAACTGTGCAGTCTTCACTGTTGCTGTGTGTGACATGATGTCTTCTTTCTTTTGGGTTCAGGGTGAATCTGAATATCGCGCTTCTTTGTCAGCGCTTCAAAGGCTTTCTGCGAAGGATGATTCGACGACGTTCGACAGCTTTCGTGCGAATGATCTTTTCGCCTGTCTGCGTGTCTTCGTATTCTTCGAACGTCAGTTCAGCTTTCGGCTTGCCTGCGTCGATCACTTTGAAGTCGAAGCAGTCGTCGATCGCGTCTTCGTTGAAAAATTTTTCAAACGCTGGCGCGCATCTGTAGCCGAACGCTTTCGCTTCATCAAGCGTGATGCGTTCGAAGCGACCTTGACTGACAAGTTCAGTGAAGTTCGAATTCGGTGCATCGATCAGCTTCAGACGAAGTTCAGTCAGCGGCCCGTCAGCACGTGCGCGCAGCATGACTGACGCGCACTTCGGCAGACCTTGATACTTCTTCACGTTCGCATGCAGCTTGAACAGCGTGCCTTCTTTCACGTCGAACGCTGCGCTGACGATGCAGCCGCCGACTTCAGCAGTCATGTCTTTGCACGCAGGGTTCTTCGCATACTGTCCCGCCACAAGCGACACAGGGAATGATTCGTCACGCGTCGCGACGCCGATCTGTTTTTCAGCGATGCCGTTCCACACGAAGAAGTGTGCTTTCGCTTCGCTGCTGATGTTGTTTTCTGTGCCGTATTGCAGTCTGATCATAGTTCAGCCTTCCATAGTTACAGCGCGCGAACGACGCACGCGTCGCTTGCCGCTTTTGTTTGTGATCTTCTTCGCGCCGACATCTTCAGTGTCGTCAGGATCAGGCGTCGACACAGGCGCAGCATTCTTGTCAGCCCAGTCGCGCATTGCTTCGAAATCTTCAGCGAATGCTTCACGAATCGGGACAGATTCACGAAGCTGTTCAAGAAGCAGTTCGCCTGTCACGTCGACATCGTCACTGAACGCAATCGTGATCGCGCTGTTCACAGCAGCTTCAAGTTCTGCGCCGACGTAGCCGACGCTGCCGTCGACGACGCTGTCGATGTCGTCGATGTCGTCGATGCTGTGATTGCGAAGCTTCAGATGAATGTCGATGATTTCACGACGTTCGATTCGATTCGGCGGCGCGACGTTGAAAAGCTGTTCAAGTCGTCCCTTGCGCAGCATTTCAGGCGGAAGCTTCGCAGTTCTGTTCGCTGTGAAAATCCAGAACGTCTGCTTCTGTGATTCCGCCATGTGCGTCAGCAGCGACTGAAGAACGCGATCGCTGACGCCGCTGTCGCCGCCGCTGCCGTTCTGATCAAGCCCTGCTTTGTCGACTTCATCGACCCACACGACGCAAGGCGACATCGCTTCGATCATCTTCAGCGCAGCACGCACGCGCTGTTCAGTGCTGCCGACAAGCGAACTGAAGACGCGACTGACGTCGAATCGAATCAGCGGCATGCCAAGAAGATGCGCGACGATCTTTGCAGCAAGCGACTTGCCCGTTCCCGGCACGCCGAACAGTCCGATGCCTTTCGGCGCACGCGCACCGAATTCAAGCGCTTCGGGCGTGAACGTCTTCTTTCGCTTCATCACCCATTCTTTCAGACGATCGAATCCGCCAAGCTTCCACGGATCAAGCGTGCTGTGCAGTTCAAGCACGTTGCTGCGTTTGATGACTTCGACTTTCGTCGACATGATCACACGCATGAAGTCTTCGACAGGTGTGTCGGGCCACGTCGCTTCGTTCTGAACGATGCTGCGCGCCATCGCGCTTTCAGCTTCGATCGCTGTCATGCCGATCGCTGCATTCAGAATGCGCGCACGTTCATCTTCGTCATACGGTTCTTCGTATGCCATCGGCTGACCGTTGTCGTCGACGAAGCTGCTGCGAATCGCTTTGTCCAGCGTGTCAGCAAGTTCGTTTCGCGAAGGCAGATCGAAGTCGATGATCGACACGTCAGTCGCAAGCATTTCAGGACATTCGAACCCTTCAGGCACTGTGATGATCAGACGATATTCGTTGTTCGAAAAGACTTTCGAATATTCTTTGATGCCGCGAATCAGCATCGGATTCTTGCCCAGAATGTAGTGAGCATCGTTCATCACGTAGACGCCTTCAGGCATCGGCTTGCGCTGCTGTTCTTCAGTGCCTACGTCAAGCACACCGTTCAGCGCGCCGATCGGGTCGATCTGACCGTCAGACTTCGCGATTTCGTTGTCGTAGTATGTCCAGCCATCGCGCGTGTTCCAGTGACGAAAGTGAAGCCCGTGTTCGAAAGCGAAATCTTCGATCGCTGTCAGTGCGCGTGCTTCTTCGCGTGTTCTTACCAGCACGACGCCGATTCCAGCGTAGTGCAAGATTTCAAGTTCGCGCATGAACTTCGCGCGATTGTTTGTTTCTTCAGTCATGTGTCGTTCTGTTGTTCTGTTGTTGATGATGCGCGCGTCAGACTTGCTGACGCGCGCTGATTGAAATGTCGTCGATTCTTGTCGCTTGTCGATCAGAAAGGGCAGACAGCGCTGTCAAGATCGATCACGACAGTCTGACGATTGTCGACAGTCTTCTTCGTGACAGCGTTGACTTCGATCGAAGTCACGTTCTTCGCTGCTGCATCAGTCGCGCGCTGCTGTTCGTTCTGAAGCGAACCAGCGTCAAGCGCTGCGCGCTGCACTTCGCGCTTCGAAGCAAGCACGTCAGCCATGCGCTGATCAAGCGAACCTTCAGCGACAAGATACTGAACAGTCACGCAGTCAGTCTGACCGATGCGATGCGCGCGATCTTCAGCTTGTGCGACGTTGCCGGGAACCCAGTCAAGTTCAGCCATGATCACAGTCGAAGATGCAGTCAGCGTCAGTCCAGTGCCAGCAGCGATGAAGTTTCCGACGAAGACGCGAACGCTGTCGTCGTTCTGAAAGCGTTCGACGCTTTCGTTCTTGTCTTCAGCAGACATGCCACCGACGACTTTCACAGCAGCGTCACCGAACGCGTCCATCAGACCGTCGACGACGTCGCGATGATGTGCGAACACGATCACTTTGTTCGTGCCTTCAAGCGTCGCTTCGACGTGCTTGATCACTGCGGGAATCTTCGCGACTGCAAGTTCGTGACGAACTTTCGAAAGTTCTTCGAACGCGACGCTGTTGCTGCGTGCGTCTTCGACGCTTTCGATTCCGTATTCGTTCATGATCTTCTGTTCGCGCTTCACGAACTTGTCGAACCCATCAAGTGCGATCGTGCTGCGCGTCTTCGCGGGAAGTTCAGTCAGCACGTCAGCTTTCAGACGACGCACCATGCACGTCTCGCGAAGCAAGTCTTGAAGCTGTTCAAGATTCGAAGCGCCGCTGAAGTCCCATCCGTGATCACCTTGAAACCCACCGCAGAACTTCTTGCCGTAGCTGATCACGCCGCGAAACGTGTCGGGCGCGATGTAGTTCAAGATCGTGAAAGCTTCGATCGGGCGATTGGGAATCGGTGTGCCAGTCAGCACGATCTTGCGACGTGCGCTGATCGCGGGAATCTTCTTCGCTTCGTCGCGATCCCACTTGCCGATGATCGCTTGCGTGCGCTTCGCTTTCGCGTTCTTGATCATGTGTGCTTCGTCAAGAATCAGCGCATCCCACTGAACAGCGTGCGTCGCGTCGAAGTTCTTCGAAGCGATGTCGTAGTTCATGATCACGATGTCAGCTTCAGGGAAGTCAGCACCGTTCGCGATCGCGACAGTCATGTCGCGCGTCATCCACTTGCTGATTTCTTTCTTCCAGTTCAGCTTCAGCGAAGCAGGGCAGATGATCAGCGCGCGCTTGATCGATTCGTCAGCGTTGATGATACCGATCGCTTGAATCGTTTTTCCCAGTCCCATTTCATCAGCGATCATCACGCTGTCGTGATTCAGTGCATATCGCACGCCCGCTTTCTGATAGTCGAAAGCGTTCAGACCTTCGGGAGTCGGGAAGCAGAAGTCGTCAGCGACTGCTGCGCGTGACTGAACGCGTGCTTCAGCAGCGTCGACGTCTTGCTTCCACCAGCAAGCTTGCCATTCGCCAGTGTTGCGATCTTTGCTGCACGAAATGCCAGCAGCTTTCAGTTCGTTCTTGTGATCACGCCAGACAGACCAGAAGTCTTGCGTTGCAGGCGCAGTGTGAAGAACGCGCTTGCCGTTGCGCGTCGTGACTGCTTTGCCTTGTCCCCAGTTTGCGATGTTGTTCAGATCGATTTTCATGTGATGTGATGTTTTTCGGTGCGCGCTTCATGCGCTGCGTCACTATAAAACAGCACTTTCTTGTTCTGCACAAGAACGAAATCGACGATTTTTGAAAAAATTTTCAACGCTGAAAAGCGTCAGATCAGACGAATATTCGATCTGACAAGCGACGTCTTGCGCTTCTGTTCGTAGACGCCGCCGCCCTCGCGTGTGCCGCTGCTGTCAGTGTTGCCTTCGACAGTCTTGACGTAGCCGTTCGCTTCGTCTTCGACTGCGATGCCGATGTGACTGAACGTGAAGACGACGATGTCGCCTTTCTTGATCTTCGTGCGCGGCTTGTGCAGTTTCACGGGAAGCGTCTGTTCGCGCGCCCATCGTTCGAAGTCCCATGCGCCAGCAGTCAGCGGTCGTTTGAACTTCAGATCGACGCCGCGATCTTGAATCTGCTTCACGACCCAGCACACGAACGCTGCGCACCATGCCCAGCCGCTGCCGTCAAGCCACGTCGCGCGCTGGAATTCTTCGACGTCAGGACCGCGATTCGAATTCTTCGGCACTTCGCGCACACCGACTTTGCTTCGCGCGATCGACGCCATCAAATCGGGAATCGACTGACCGCTGTCATCGACATCGGGAACGATGACAGGCGCGCTGCCGCTTTCGTCTTCCCACATGTCTTCAAGAAACTTGTCATAGGCAGCATTCGTCTTCGGTCCCGGCAGACCGCGCGTCGTGCCGTCGTAGTATCCCATCGCCTTCAGCCCGTGCTGAATCAGCTTCGCGTCAGGCACAGCAAGTGTCGACAGATCAAGTCGCTTCATGTGTCGTTCTTTCTTCTTTGCGTTCTTGAATCAAGCGCAGATTTTCTGCGCGAAGGTCTTCGATCGTCGCTTCAAGATCGTCGACAGTTTCAGCGATTTCGCGCGACAGCGTGTCGACGTCGTCGATGTGCTTGCTTCGATTGTATTTCAGCACGAAGCGCCCGATCTTATAGATCAGCGCAGCAGTGACAGCAGCGATCGCGAAGATGTGACTGTCGCCGAAAAGTCCTTCAGCTTCTCCGAAGACAGACGCGATCAGCATGACGATCACGATCCAGAATTCAGAAGTCGTGACGCCGCGCGCGTCTGCGATGCTTCGCTGCGTGTCGTTCTTGCTTTCGTGCGACTGTAGAAAATCCTTCAGCATCAGTCGTCAGCGTTTGCGATTCCGACTTGCACAGAAGTCACTGCGCCAGACGGCGTGAACGTGACAGGTTCGCCGCCTAGCAGGTAGACACGATCGCGCACAGCGCTGTTGATCGAAGTCAGTGTGCTGCTTGCAGCGATGCCGTGCTGCGTGACGCTGACAGATTGCCCGTTGAAGTTCGGACTGCCGCCGACGCCAACAAGAATCAGATAGAAGCCAGCGCGTTTCGGTCGCCATGTGTGCGCGGTCGCGTCAGACATCGTGAAGATCGAATCAGTTTGATCAGCCATGCTGACATTCTGCGACGAATCATTCGATCTGTCCAGTCACTTTCACATCATAGTTCATGCGATGATACAGATCGCGATTCAGCGCATGCAGCGCTTCTTCGAAGCCGTCAGGAAAGTCAGGCACATCGCGCGATACATTCGCAGCAGGTAATCGTTCAAACGTGTCAGCGTAGCCGCACGCGCGAAGCGCAGCTTCGAAGTCATCGATCAGCGATTCAGTTCTGACGACGTGTGCATCTGATCTGATCGCGCCAGTGAATGAACGATCGAAGTCGTCAGCCCACTGTTCGCGATACGTGACAGCTTCGCAGAAGAAGTCGAACGACTGAAGACGTTCGCGCCCGAAGCATTCGATCAGTTCGTGTTCGACGTGCCATTCGCTCCGCCAGTTGAAGGCTTTGCTGCGACGATAGCACCACAGCGAACGAAGCCACGCAGCAGGATGACGATGCAGAACGATCGCGTGCTTGCACGTCTTGCAGTCGACAGGCAGATGCTGACCTAGATGAACAAGCGACATGCGCTTGCGCGTGATCGCTTCGATCAGTGAAGATGTGCCACGCTTCGGCACGTCCATCACAAGCACGTCGCTGTTCACGATGAATGACATCAGCGTTCGCCGCGCGCGCGACGTTCTTTCATGTCTTTCATCTGACGCATCCAGCCAAGCGTCTGACGTTCCAGATAATACGGATTATTCGGCATGATCGATTTCGCCATCGCTTTCTTCATCAGACGTTCGCGACCGAACCACGCGTTGACTTCGTCAGCGACTTGCTGCGGTTGCGTGATCAGCTTTTCATACGAAACGAAAAGCACGCCGCACAGTTCTGACATTTCTGCTGCGCACATGATCGATCGTCTTGCGATAGCGAAACATGACGCGACGTGTTCCGTAAACGTCTTGCCTGACTGATGCATGTTGATCGACCATTGCCGCGTTGCGACAAGATGCGGATCGCGTGTCATCACGATGATGTTCGCGCCAGTCCAAACAGATTTGAAGTCTTCATCTTTCACAATGAATTCTTCGAATCGCGGTTGTTTGCAGACGAATTCAGAATCGTCGACAGCGTGTTCTTCTTTGAACGCACGCCACGCTTCAGCGTCACATTCGACAGTCGCTTTGTTCATCGCGATGACTTCAAGATTGCTGCCGTCAGTTTCGTCTTGCGTGACGAACTTGACGTCGTCGCTATTCAAGAAGCAGCGCGCAAGTGCAGTCGTGCCGCTGCGCCCAGTCCCGCAGATGACTGTCGGCTGACGTCTTCTGAACTTGCTGATCATGCTGACGCCGTTGTTCACGCCGACGAATGCTGCTTCGATTTCTTCTGCTGTTTCTTCTCCGTGCTTCATGATGTCCATTCTTTGATTCTCTGCTGCGTCACGCGCAATGCATCAGTCATGTCACCGTTCGCACGTTGAAAGTGTTGTTTTGAATACAGCTTCGAAGAACCGTAGCTGCGCACGTGAAGAATGTTGTCGTCGTCTGTTGTTACGTAGTTCGATTCGTAGCCGATGATTGCGCGTTTCACGTTCGCACGATCAAGCTGTTCGTTGATCAAGAATTCTGTGTCGGGATAGCCGTTGCATCTGTTGTTGCCGAAGTGATCCATTCCCGTCAGATGACAGTATCTGCGTTGCGACCATGCAAGATTCAGAAGATCAGATTGCTGCATGTCGAACAGTGTCGCTGTGTGTCCGACCCATCCCTTCGTAGCGATGCTTTCGCGATCTGTGATCTGGTAGCCGACGACAGGCGCGTTCGTGTCGTGACGAATCTGAATCATGTCTTCGATCAGATTGCGTCGTGCTGGAAAGCAGTCAGCGTGCGTCGCGAACAGATAGTCGGTCGAACATAGCGAGAATGCCAAGTCCATCGCAATCGCGACGGGATCAGACGGATGCTTCACTGCTTTGAATCGCAGACGATGAACTTCGATTCGCGGATCAGTGCGTTCGTATTCGTCAAGCAGACCCATGTGACGCGAAGACGAACCCGTGTCGATGATGACGATGTTCGCATCGATTGTCTGAAGAAGCCACGATTCGATCAGCGTGTCGAGTGTTTCGCTAGTGTCGAGAAACGGAATCGCAATCGTGACTTGTCGATGCCACGGCTTCACTTTGTCTGGCCCCTGCCACGACTTGTGAAGATTGACGCCGCGATACGGAAGCCAATCCGTCAGCGGCATCTTCTTCGGTCTTTCGAATCTGTCTTTTGCTGTGTCAGCTTCGTCGCGTCGTCCCATATTGCGAAGAATGTCCGTCATCGATTCATTTATTCAAGATCACATTCCCATCCAGTGACAGTGATGATCGCGCCTCTGCCAGCAGTCGTGCCGCTGACGCCCGCGCCAGTGCTTGAAATATACAGATCAAGCACGTTCTGTCGCGGGATGAATCTGTTCGAAGCACGAAACGATTCGCTATCGTCGCGCACTGCACGACGAATCAGTGACGACTGCGCGACAGTCGAACTGAACAGTCGACTGTGATTGCTGCCTGCGACGTTTTCTTCTGAATTCGATCGCATGTCCCATGTCAGCGTTCCGCTGCCGCTGCCGCTTGGCAGACTCTGAACATACATCTGCACGTCGTCGATCTTCAGATGATTGCACGTTCCCGGCATGACGAAGTATCCAGTCGAATGATCAGTCGTCGGCCCGATGATTTCGAACGACATGTTGAAGACGGGAGAAACAAGCACCCACGCTTTGTCGTTCGTGCCGCTGTCATAGTCTGCGGGAAGCACAGTGAACGGCGTGTCGATCCATGTGATTGTGTGCGTCCCTGTTCCGCTTGAAGTGATGTTCACTGCACTGCCGCCGCGCGTAGTGCTGAACGACATGTCGTTCCCGACAGGGTTGAACGACTTCACGAAATACAGCGTCGAATCATTCGTTCCAGCGGGAAGCGTGTTCGTCGTCGACAGCAAGAAACGCTGTCCGGGAATCGGTTCAGTCGTCGAACCGACATCGACAGTATCGCTGCCCGTGCTGACACTTGTGATCGTCGTCGTCGGGAGTGTCGGCGACGCTTGCAGTTCGTATGTGTAAAGTCGACCGTCAGTGCCGACGACCGCTTGACGATAGCCAGCAGACTTCGAAGTCGTCGCAATCGAATCAAGATCAGAAGAAGTGCCGCCGACAAGTCCAGTGATCGTGACGTCGCTGTGAATGTAGTCAGTGACACTTGCGTTTGAATCACCGCTTTCGCACCAGTTCGTGCCGTCGTAGACGAACATCAGCAGATCACTGCCTGATAGCGTCAAGTCTTCGCCGCTTGTCGTGCTGATGTTGCCCGTGCCGTGCTTGATCGTGATCGTGTCGCCGCTGTCAGCTTGCACGACAAGAAGATCGCCATGCCCCTTCGCCGCGCTGAACGTCGCGCAGTCGTCTGACGTTCCAGACTCTGCCGCAAGAATCGTCAGCGTCTGCGAAAGCGTAGCAATGCCAGACGACAGGGTCGCGATCGCGAAGTCAGTCAGATTCAAGCCAAGCAGTTCTTGCATGCCTGTCCCCGCGCGACTGCCGTCGACAAGTAGATACTGCGTGTGATCGTCGTCGCCAAGTCCATTCAGCGCGCCATGATCAGTGATGACAGTCGGCTGAATGTCGACGCGTTCCCAGTATTTCTCATTCGTCGACGAAGCGAAGTCGTCTGGACGGATGATGTCAGGCGAAGACTCTGCTTCAGTGCCTGCTTTCAGCACATAGATCACATATTCGCTGTTGTCGTTGTCGTAGAAGAACACAGCGCGTTCAGGCGTGATCGAAGTCGTCGTGATGCTGTCAAGATCAGACGATGTGCCGCCAGTCAGCGACGTGATAGTCTTTTCGTGATGAATGATCAGTGCGTCGACTTCTGCTTGCGTATACCACGAAAGCTGCGGCGACGGCGACAACGCAGTCGAGTCGATCAAGCCGTTCTTCAGCGTGACTTGCGCGTGAACAAGCTTGACTGTGTATGCGCTGCCCTGCGTTGCTTCGACTTCAAGAATGCAGTCAAGTTCGTCCAGACCGTAAAGCAGCGAAAAGGCTGACGTCGTGTTCAGATCAAGCGTGAATCGCTTGCCTTCGATCCACTTGATGCCGTCGTAGTCGACAGTGACTGTGATCGCAGTGTCTGACAGATTGTTTCTGAAGCCGATGCGAATGTCGCCGCCAAGACCGCCTTCGACAGTGACGTCATCGACTGCGACGTTCGGCAGTTCTTCAAGTTCTGCGACGATTTCTTCAGGCGTCGCATCCCATGAAATGCCTGCTGTCGTCTGTGCGCCGCCGCCAGTGTCGACAGCAAGTGTGAAGACGCCGCCGATCGCTTGTTCGCTGAACGTGACTTCGACAAGTTCAGAAGCGTCGCTACCCGTGCCGCCGTCTTGAACTTTCGTCATCGTGAAACCAGACGTTTCAGCAGTCGCATCAGTGAATGCGTATCCTTCAGACGTTTCGAAATTGACTTTCGTGCCTTTCGCGACAGCAGTGAACGTGTCGAGTGCATCGACAGCAGATGCGACAGCAGATGCGACTTCGTGTGCTTTCGCGCCACTGTCGATCGTCGTGATTTCAGTCGTGCGATCAGCAGTCAGTGCAGTGCCTGACGGGGAAGCGTTGCCGCTGACGTTGAACCAGAATGCGCGCGACTGTTCGCCGCCTTCGCCGTCAGTTTCGTATGCGATGAAGTGCTTTCCGTCCAGTGACGAATCGCTGCCGTTTTCAGTGACTGACAGATTCGTCAGCGGCGAATCGCCCACGTTCATGTCGCTGACGTCGCCTGCGACAGCGTGAACGATGTGAACTTCTGTGCCGCTTGCGACAGCACTGAACGCAGCGTTCGTGTTGATCGCAGTCGCGATCGTCGATGCCATTTCTTGCGCAGTGTCAGTCGTGCCGTAGGTGATTTCAGTCAGATCACTGTCAAGCGCAAGCGCAGCAGACGGCGGGTCTGTCGTGCCGTCTTGCGAAAAATACCACGCGTGAACTTCTTCTTCGCCGTCAGCGTTCAGCGCTGTCAGATAGAAATACGTGCCGTCGTAGTTATCGGTCGATGCGCCTGTCGTCGAAGTCGCAGCAGTGAAGCCAGAAGTGCCAGCAGCAGCAGCGCCGTGCGCGCCGATTGTCGAATACGTGATCGTCACGATGTTGCCGTCATGCGTCGCGCTGAACTTGCTGTCGTTGTTGATCGCTGCCGCAATCAGATCCGCGACGACGCCGTCGCTGTCGCCAGTCGTGATCGTCGTGATTTCGACACTGCGATCAAGAAGCGCAGCAGCAGTCGGGATTGTCGTGCCGCTGTTGTCAGTGTCGATCCAGAAGGCAACACTGCCTTCATCGTCATACAGCACGAAGTATGTGCCATCAAGACTGTCAGCGACGTCTGCGACAGTCGTCAGCGTTGCGACGTGATACGCGCCGCCGACAGCGACAGCAGTTGCTTCTTCGCGCTGCGCGACAGGCGCAGTGTCAGCGATGCATGTGATGTCGAAGATTTCACGCGTCTTGCGCGAACCAGAAGTGATTTCGTTGACAGCCATGATGCCTGTCGGAATCGTCGAAGCAGAAGTCGTCAGCCCTGCTTGCTTCTTCATCAGTCGAAGCATGACGACTTCTTTGATGCCCGTGTCGCCGTCACGTTCTGTCGTGAACGCGACGACTGATTCAGGCAGCAGATTGACTTCGTCGCTGCCGAAGTCGTCGACAGCGCCAGTGACTGCCCACGTGATGCGATAGCCTGTTTCGAACGTGCCTGTGACAGTGACGCCTGACGGCGAATCAGCAAGCAAGTCAGTCATCGACGCATCGTTCAGCGCGTTCTGAATCTGCGCAGCAGTCGAATCGTAGTCCAGCACGATCGTCGTGTCAGTCTTGTATGTGATCTTGTAGCTGCCCGAAGACGGCGGATCATCGACGACGCCG